CAAGAAAGCCTGTCAAATTTTCAATCATTGACTGATATTTTAATGGGCAAATCACCTAGTTCGTCTATGGGACAGGAATCGGGATTTAATTTTGCAGAATCCACAGCCAGTTATTATGATAATAGTCAATCATATTACAACAGCACATTGGTTCTTTTTCGAGACATGCGTGACTCCAGCATGCAGATGTCACAAGATATTGCATCAATAAAAAATCTAACTGATACCATGATGAGACGTATGGCCTTTGAATCACCAGGATCAGCAGAGACAGCAAGGTAATATAAAATACACTTGTGAACCTGTAATAAATAACTGACAAGCAAATTTGGAAACATGATGTCATCTTGGAAGAAATACTTTAGTGCCGTTCCCAGTCAGAGCAGAGCTGCCAATAATCGCAGTTCCGACAACAATGGCCATGGCGGAACCAGCAGCAAATACTCCAGTTATCTGCCTGAAGTATACAGTGGTGCCCCCAACCGAGTGGAGCGCTATGTGCAATATGAACAGATGGACTTGGACACTGAAATCAACAAGTCACTGGACGTAATTAGTGACTTCAGCACTCAGAATTTTGGCAAAGAAGACGAACCGTTTACCATTGTCTACAAAGACAACCTGACTGAAACTGAAATCACCTTGTTGAAAGACAGTTTAGCACAGTGGAGCAGCCTCAACAAGTGGCAGCAGAGGCTGTGGCGTGCATTCCGCAACGTGATCAAGTATGGCGATCAGATGTATATCCGTGATCCTGAAACATTTGAGTTGATCTGGGTGGATCCCACCAAGGTGGAAAAGATCATCGTAAACGAAAACCGCGGCAAAGACATTGAACAGTATGTTATCCGTGATATTGACTTGAACTTGCAGAGCTTGGTTGCCACCAGCATGTTGGCACATGATCAATACAGTTTCCCAGGAGGTTATCCGCGCAGCGGCAATCCAGCAAGCGGATCAGGCACTGTTAATTACGGTGTTAGCACCAGCCCTGGCAGCCGCAGCAGCCGTTTCAACTTGCCAGACAACAACTATGCAATTGACGGCACCCATGTGGTGCATCTGAGCTTGAGTGAAGGCATGGACAACCAGTGGCCTTTTGGCACCAGCATCCTGGAAAGCATCTACAAAGTCTACAAGCAAAAAGATCTCCTGGAAGACAGCATTATCATATACCGCATTGTGCGTGCTCCAGAACGTCGCATCTTCTACATTGATGTGGGCAACTTGCAGGGACCGCGTGCCATGCAGTATGTGGAAAGAATCAAAAACGAAATCTATCAGCGCAGAATCCCCAACAGAACAGGTGGAGGCGCCAGCGTTTTGGATTCAGCATACAGCCCCATTGCCATAAATGAAGATTTCTTCTTGGCACAGAACGCCGAAGGCAAGGGCAGCCGCATTGAAACCCTGCCTGGTGGTGAAAACCTGGGTCAAATTGACGATTTGAAGTATTTCAACAACAAAATGATCCGCGGTTTGGGTATTCCATCCAGCTATTTGCCCACCGGGCCCGATGACGGCACAGCAGTATTCAGCGACGGCAAAGTGGGAACTGCATTTGTGCAGGAATATCGCTTTACCAAGTATTGCCAGCGACTGCAAAACCTCATGGCACCAGTGTTTGACCGTGAATTCAAACTGTTCCTCAAGCACCGTGGCATTGAGATACAAAGCAGCCTGTTTAATTTGCAGTTTTGGGAGCCACAAAGCTTCAGCGACTATCGCAAGATTCAAAAGGACAGTGAACACATCAACTTGTTCACCAGCATCATGGGCAGCGACGCCGGCAAGTATATCAGCAAAAGATATGCCCTGGTTCGTTACTTGGGCTGGACCGAAGAAGATGTCCTGGAAAATGAAAAGAAGTTCCAAGAAGAAAACGCCGACAAGGTCAAAGCCAAGACCGGCAAAGCCCCCAGCGATCAGGGTGGCGGGGTTGGACTTGAGAACGTGGGCATCCGTGACACCGGCGGCTTGGAAGGTGACATGGGTCTGCCAGGAGATCAGGGTGCAGATTTAGCAGGCGATGAACTGGGTGGCGAAGCACCACCAGGCGGAGCAGAAACGGCAGGAGCACCACCGCCACCACCCACAGGAGGAGGATTGTAACATGCAAGCTGAAGAAATTGGATACACAGATCCAGCACAAGACAAGTTTACGCAACGTAAGATGTCAGATAGCCGTAAACCCCGGATCACCCTGGCCCACCTTAATCGCCTCAAGAAGATGAGGGCTGCCAAGGACTTGGAAACACTGATGCGTCAGGATTTGATGCAATTGATGTATAGCGCCCCTGACGAACAAGCAGGGGGCATGGGACTGTAACATGACTTATACCTTACACGTAGCCAACACTGGCGGTACAACGTCTAGTATTAGTATATTTGACAGCAAATTAAACACATCAGATACCAGTCTGGCATTGCCCGGCCGCAGTGCTATGAATTATGGGCTGTCTTTCAATCAAAATCTCATCAATCTGTTACAGAATTTTGCAGCAACATATGCTCCAGCTCACGCCGTTGTGGGTCAGATTTGGTATGACACCAGCGGCAACGGATTGAAAGTATACGATGGTGCAAATTGGTCTTCAGTTACCCCAGTTTGGGACTCTCTGGCAGGAAGTCACAGTGTAAAACTACATGTTGGTGTTAATGATTATTACATCACTGCAATAACAAGCCAAAGTCAAATTGTTGCAGTCTTTAGCAACAGAGAATTCCTTCCAGCCGAGCTTCCTGATCAAGTGGATATATCCGGAAGTGTCACTTCTTATGCACTTTACAATCGTTTTCCTCAAGGATTAAGTCAAGGATTGACCCTCGCCACAGAAAACGGCAATTTATTCTTAATGACTGGTGTAGCCACCAGTGCTCACCAATTACACAAGGCAAGCAGCATTGTTTTGATAGGGGATGTTACAGGTTCAGTGCAGTTTGACGGCAGTCAAGACGTTGTAATCAACAGTGTCATGAGTAATCTCAATGTGGCTGGTACATACAACCAAGTTACTGTGGACAACACTGGTCGTGTGGTAAAAGGCAACGTGAACTTGGGCAATGCTGATATCATAACAGCATTGGGATACACCCCGCTGGGAGGCATTGCAGTCGCAGGGGATGCATCAGCATCTGTGAATTTAAACGGCAGTGTGGCGACAATTCACATTGGGTTGAGTAACACCACAGTGATTCCTGGAACATACAACAGCGTCACAGTGGATCAGCAGGGTAGAGTAGTGAGTGCTGCGGTGAGCATGGACTTGCCGCAATTTGGCATCATAATGTGGCCGCAAACATATGCAGTGCCCGATAACTTTGCTATCTGCAACGGTCAAACGGTTACTGGTGCAAATAATTTGGTTATCAAAACACCGGACTTGAGAACCTTTACCATAGGAACCACCACGTTTATCATGAGAATCAGCTGAAAAATCAGTAATTTCAACATATTTTGATTCAGCGGTGTAAATATCACCGAGTCTGTTTGGCTTTTAACAAGGAGCAACGAAATGAGTAAAACAAAGTTGGAGAAGGTGTTAGAACACCTTCTCAATAACCAAGAGGGTCAGGCTAAGGCCCTGCTACATCAAATCTTTATTGAAAAGGCACGTGCAATTCATGAAGATCTCATGACCCAAGACGAAGAGGGCGATGAGTCTGGCATGGGCGGCAGCGGTAACGACCAGGAAGATTTCCTGAACGCAACCCATCAACGTGGTGGCAGCATCGATACCGATGAAGATGAGATCGAGTTTGAAGAAGTCATGAGCGAGGAAGACGACGAGCTAGCTGATGACGACATGGCAGATGTGGTCGACGACGAAGCTGAAGACGACATGGGCGGCGAAGACGACATGGCTGACATGGACGACATGGGCGGCCAAGATGACATGGCTGACATGGGCGGCGAAGCCGGTGAAATTCAGGGCATGGCAAAAGGAATGGACGCTTTAACTAAAGCATTGGAAGATTTGCAGGATGAATTCAATCGTCTGCAGGGGAACATATCTGGTGAAGAAGGCGGCAATCTTGGTGACATGGACGACGATAACATGGACTTAGGAGACGAAGAAGCTGGCGATGACGTCATGGACGGACAAGAGGGTGAAGAAGACGAAGTCGAGGAAGATTGGTTGCACGAAGAAGACGATTGGGATGACCTTGAAGAAGGTTTGAAGTTGGACGTTGTCACAGCAGACATGCTGAACCAACAGAAGACACCAGGCGAAGTTGGCAACGGCCCAAAGTTTGCCGGTGACGTTGGACGTGGCGTCAAAAGCCCACTGCCAGCCAGCCAAAAGGACCGCATGGGCGCAGGCCCAGTCACCATGGGCAAGGGCACAGAGCGCAGCGGCTACGAGCGTGAAAGCGCACCAAGCAGCGCATCTCTCAAGCACACAGGTGACAACCGTCGCAGCAAGGCTACACAAGGCATGAGCCCTGTTAGCAAAGAAGGCGCAGCAGGAGCACTACTTAACAAGAGCACTGAAGGCAACAAGCGTAGCCCACTGAGCCGCGCTCCAGCAAAATAAGTTTGCTGAAATAACATGAAAAGAGCTGCGGGGGAATGCTTCCGCAGCTTTTTTTATGAAAAACCATGAGAAATACTGCCGTTTCAACTGGTTATTTTGTCGCCTACTAAATATCTCTGGAAAATATGTCCCCGAGGATAAAATGAAGAGTACAAGCCTTCTTATTGAACACCTAACTTATGATAAAGCAGCAGCAGAAGTTCTCACTGAGACTGATGCCAGCGGCCAGAACAAGCATATGTATATGAAAGGTATCTTCATTGAGGGATCCTTGCGTAATCAAAATGGCAGAGTCTATCCCACACATGAAATTCGCAAGGCAGTAGATCAAATAAAAGAACAAATTCGCAAAAACAACAGCGTGTTGGGCGAATGCGATCATCCTCAAGAACTACAGATTCATTTAGATAGAGTGAGTCACAAGATTACAGATATGTGGATGGATGGAAATAATGGCATGGGCAAGTTGCAAATCTTGCCCACACCATTGGGTAACATCATTAAGACATTACTGGAAAGCGGCGTCAAGCTGGGCGTCAGCAGCCGTGGATCAGGTAATGTGGATGACAGTGGGCAAGTGTCGGAATTTGACATGCTCACTGTGGATGTTGTTGCAAATCCCAGCGCACCAAATGCATATCCCAAACCTGTGTATGAACAACTAATGAATCGTAGACATGGATACCGGACTCTGGATCTAGCCGAAAGCATCAAGCAGGACCCACGTGCCCAAAAGCACTTGCAGAAAGCTTTGCTGACCTGGATCGATGATCTAAAACTTTAAAAGGAGTAACCGTCCGATGGAAAAAACATTGAAAGACCTCCTGGAAAATGACGTGTTGGGCGATGAGCTCAAAGCATCACTACAGGAAGCCTTTGATAATAAAATCAAAAGCATGGAGACTCGTCTTCATGAGGACTATGCTGCTCGTTATGCAAATGACAAAGCAGTGTTAGTCGAAGCCATGGACAAGATGTTGAATGACACAATTCGTTCAGAGTTGAGTGAGTTTGCAGAAGACCGCACCAACCTGCGCCGAGCCACAACCACAGCAGCCAAGCGTTACAACGCCAAATTGCGTGAACACATCAAAGTTGTAAACAGCTTTGTGGCAAAGCAACTAAACGAAGAGATTGCCGAGTTCGTAAAAGACCGCAAGCAACTCAAAGTTCAACGTCGTCAAATGGCAACTGAACTAGTAAGCATACGTGAAAACACCAGCCTGGAATACACACATCGTGTTCGCAAGTTGGAAGAATTCGTGCTCAAGCAACTAAGCGAGGAAATCGCAGAGTTCCACGGTGACAAGAAGGCACTAGTTGAGCAACGTGTAAAGTTGGCACAAGAAGGACGCAAGCGTATCGAAGAGACACGCACACAGTTCATTACTCGTGCTAAGAATTTGGTGGAAAACACACTGAATACTGTTATCCGCAGTGAACTCAGCCAATGGCGCGAGGACATCAAGGAAGCCAGAGAAAACAACTTCGGCCGTAAGATTTTCGAAGCTTACGCTGCCGAATACATGAACAGTTATCTGGCCGAAGGCAGTGAAGTGCGTAAACTGACACGTGCGTTGACAGAGAGCCAAGCTCGTCTTGATTCCACCGTGCGTCAAGTGGACCGCCAAAAGCAAGCTCAGACCCGCTTGGTTGAGGATGCTCAATCCAAGATCAGAGCTGCAAACGACCGCGCCGACCGACTGGCTGTCATGAGTGAAATCATGGCACCACTGGGACGCGAGAAGAGATCAGTGATGGAAGACTTGCTGAAGAACATTCGCACAACCAACTTGCGCGAAGCATTCAACAGATATCTACCCACTGTGATGCAGGGCAATGTTGCCCATGCAGGGACTGCCAATCAGGCTGGAAAGCGTGCATTGAGTGAAAACAAACAGTCTGTGGGTGTCACAGGCAACAGAACCAACAAACTTGCAGAAACAGTATCGGAAGAAACTAGGGACGACCTGGGCCAAATTCTATACCTGGCAGGTATCAACAGAGAATAAGGAGCAAACAAAAAATGAGTAAAAATCTCTATGAGACACACTGGGCAGCAACGAAACAGGCCCTGTGCGAAGGTCTCACCGGTCAACGTAAGAAGACCATGGACCAAGTCCTTGACAACACACGCCGCGAACTAAACAAGATGAGCGGCGTCCTGTTCGAGAGCAGCACACCAGGCGGCACCAGCGCCGGTAACATCGCAACCCTGAACAAGGTGATTTTGCCTGTTATCCGTCGTGTTATGCCCACTGTTATTGCCAACGAAATCATTGGCGTGCAGCCCATGACAGGCCCAGTGGGTCAGATCCACACCCTGCGTGTTCGTTACGCCGATACTTTCGGTACACCACAAGCAGTACAAGCCGGTGCAGAAGCACTGAGCCCATTTGATATCGCTCGTTTCTACAGCGGTAACGGCAACAGCACAACCCCCAAGGCCGCTCCAACAAGCGTGCTGGAAGGCACAGCCGGCAAGCGCCTCAACATCCAGATCCTCAA